TGCTTGCACTCAAACTATGTGATGGGTCCACATCGTGTACCACTCTGTCGGTAGGTAATCATAAATCAAAGGATGGTCAAAAGACTTGGGTGAGGACAGGAAGAACTTCTCGAGTTCAAGCTGCGCTGACACAGGAATACGGTACATCTCCTCAAAGAACACACGCACGTCCATCGACGGGGGTCTAAGGGGACTCTCCTTCAAAACTAACCTCTCTCTTTCGTACAGGGGTAAGTGCTTTTCGACAAACTCAAAGTCTATCACGTGGTCTTTGACTGCCTCTAAGCAGCCCTTGGCCACAGCCCACAAAATCGGGCAGTCTCCACACTCATAACTCAGCGAGAACAATTTCGCTTTATATATATCCGTGAGGTGATTCGCATTGAATCCCACGTGGGTTGACTTACTCCAGCCAAGCTTAGTTATCACCTTCCACGGTGAGCGCACAACTACGCCACTCTCGTGAAATTTAAGCTGGCAGAAAGACCCCTCATTGCATACTCGAGCCCACGTCTGTTTGACACGAAATCCTAACGATTCCGCGATAGACTTGAACTTGAAGCGTTTATCAAACGCCAACCACGCAATGGAGTCATCGCCTTCCACTAATCTATCAAAGTCGCCCTCTTCCATTCCTGCCGTTTCGGCAACAAACAAGAACACCATTAGGTTTGTGAACCCATTCGCCAAGCTTGTGTGGAAGTCACCACTGCGACGAGTGCCATTCATGATAATTGTAAACCACTTGTATTTCATGACATTTTTCAAGGCACGCATGTCGTCCAGCAACTCTACCAACACCTCATCGGGCAAGGCGTCCCCTAGCATATACTCCATAAGTTGACATTCACACGCATCCATTAGCTCAGGTGAGAAGGATGCCTCAAACGTTGAGTAATCATTCTCTAAAATTCGCCCTGACTTGGACAGCCGGGCGTGAATTTCCTTCGCACGCTCTGTAGGAGACATGTGTTTGACAAAATACTTACAGTGGTATACTGCCTTTTCGACAGATGCTACCAGGGGGCCATACCTTGCTTTGATGGCATTGTGTCGGCCGCAAATACCTCTCGATTGTTTGAACGAGTCGTAAAACTCGTCCTTCGGAAAGCATTTACCAGCCTTGTACTTCTCTGGCAAGTGTCCAGGTCCGTACTTGTCGGAAGTTTCTCTTCCCTCTCTCAATTGTTTCTTCTCCTCGACCGTCCACCGCTTGCTCTCCACAAACTCCTCAAATGTCAACACATCCTCTTTCTTTAAGGGACGGAAATTTTTGACTAGGAATTGACGAACAAATCGGCGGAAACGGCGGAGCGTTGTCCTGTTGACTGGCATTTTCTGACAGGCCTGCCTGTGTATGGCCCCATCCAGAACAGTCTTCGGGTCAGAGTTGTCGGCGTGACAACACACGGCACCAGGAACGATCGGTCCAATAGGCACAGCCATCAGCCGGTGACTAACCGGCGCGTGTGCTCGTAGGACAATCTTGCTCTTGATGTCGGGGTCGCGACGCAGATCAACTCCGTCGAAGCTGCTCTTGTATCCGTTCAGACCTTTAAGATGGGGCCTTTGGCCGATGGCAGCCTATACTCCGCGTACAGGCACGCCACGACTAAGGCGTTTCGCTTGGCTTCTGTCTCGATCCGAGAATGCCTCACATCTCCACTCGTTGAAGAAATAAATGCGCGCTCAATGCGCGTCATGGCCACTTGCAAATTGGATGACTCAGTGCAGTGATGGGTGATTTTGGTCAGGAAGGCCATATCCACGAGCCGCTCATCGCGCGTGTAATACCCTCCATGCTGAGCGTTCCATACGATCGGGAGCCGGCTATCAAAATAGCGGTCCAACAATCCCGGAAATAGCCCCAAAAGGCGGGCTGGCCCAGTCACCTCCATGTGTTTCCAGATGGCTACCTTCTGTAACCGCTGAGCAGTTGTCCGAAGACCTACCTTGGCCATATCCGGCCGCAGGTCCTTCTCGTGATATCTGAACTCAACGTCAGGCAGCACCTCCACTAGAGTCGTCGCACGCTTCCTACGCTGTGCCCACATGGCAAAGTAGGTTGCAGCCGGCGCTGCAATGCTCGCGACCGCTGTCGCCATCACTGGCACTACAGAGGGGGATCCTCTCTGCAAGCCAATTAGAAAATAGCGATGCATAACAGACCAGAGCCCGCCGATAACCGCCACGGCACAAGATGTCGCAGCAGCCATCTGCAGGGCTGGCCTTCGTCCATC